ATGTACCTATGTCGCGCAGGCATTACACGCGCTCATCAAGGACAGGGACTCCAGAAGCGGCTTATCCGACAGCGTATTAAAGTGGCCAAAAAACTAAGCATGAACTGGGTCATTACGGACACCAACGAAAATCCTGCGTCTGCCAATAGCTTAATAGCTACAGGTTTTAAAATGTTTGAGCCATCTCAACCTTGGGGTTTAAAAACGGCGTTGTACTGGCGGTATCGGATCAAGCATGCCGTATAAAGATAAAATTGTTAAGCAAACTAAACAAAAAACGTACGCAAGTACGTACTACGCCAACAATAAAGCCACTGTAATCGCCGCAAGTAAAGCCTCTGCCAAGGCGTATAAAGATCAATGGCGTAGCTTTAAAGCTACATTAGCGTGCGTAAAATGCGGGCAAAACCATCCAGCTACCTTTGACTTCCATCACATAGACAGCAACACCAAAGAAGAATCAGTCAATAAGCTGATAAAAAACCGTGCGTTCAAACGGGCTATGGAAGAAGTCAAAAAATGTATTGTGCTCTGCGCCAACTGCCACCGCATACACCATCACGACGAACGTCTTGTTAAAAAAACCAAAAAGAAGAAGGGGGCCGAAGCCCCCTAGTATCACTCTTTGTTAGCAGCTTCTGCGGCGGCTTCAGCCACAGCGCCGTCCAACTCTTCTTCTGTGTCGTCTTCGTCTTCAAACTCATCTTCATCATCAGGCACGGCAATGTACTCAACCGCCCAGCCGTAGTTTTCTTGAAACTGAACAAACTCTTGAAAAATCTGAATCATATCAAAATCAGTTGTTTCAATAGAAAGTTTGTTATTACCAAAGTACCCAAATTCCATTTCAAATTTCATGATGTGCCCCTATGTTTATGCAACCACAGCGGCTGCAAATTGATCGTAGTTTAACTTTGTGACAACAAAAAGGCCACCCGCAGGTGGCCTCAAACTTACCCTTGTGGGGCTGTTTTATTAGGTTGAACCGGGTGAACCGAAGACGCCCAATGGATCAGACCAGCCGAAGCTATAACGCTCACGGGCCTTGTAACGAACGTTACCTGTGTCAAAGTCACCATCCATAGATGTGGACAATGCCATACGCTCGAAGTGCTTCAAGCCGTTAGGTACGTCAGTTGTCAAGAACCAGCCGTTTGTGTCGGTCAGGTAGTGGTTGATTGTGTAGCCATCAGGGATTGAGCCGTTGTTCTTCAATGCGTTGATGTCGTTGTCTGTTGTACCAACGCGGAGGCTGGTTTCGAGCAAACGAGTAGCAACGAACTGAAGTGCCGCAGGCACAATCAATTTCTTAGGCTTAGCAGCGATCAACAAGCCGCGCTCATCAGTCCAAGCAGCGATCTGAATCACAGCGTTTTCCAACGATGTTTCATTCAAGTCAGCATTGGTTGAAGGACGGTTGCTGTTAGTGCCACCAGACACGAGGGGGTGCGCTGTAGAGAACAGAGCAACACCATCACCACCAGTATAGCTAGAGCTAAAACCGTTGTTCAAAACGGATGCAGCCTTAACTTGCTTGGTGTAAGCCATAGCACGAGCCAAGCCCTTGGTGTAGCGAGCAGACAAGCTGTCGTACAAGTTATCTTCAACCGCTTCTTCAGTGATTGAGAAACCCAAGGCGATGGTTTCGTGGTTGTAGCGAGCCGTGAACGCTTCTTGCGCATTGTCATAAGCAATGGCTGAACCCTCGTTCTTGACTGGAGCAGCAGAGAAGCCAGACAGTTTGGTCTCTTCTTCAAAGCTACGCTCAGATTTCTCTGTTTCGTAGATTTCTTTGTGCTCTTCGCCGTAAGTAGCGTACTGCAGGCCGAACAAAGCGTTCAAACCGGGGAGCAGTTCTTTAAGTAGTTGTGCGCGTGAAATAGCCATGGTAAGTTACTCCTTAAATGCCGGTAGTACTGTTGTACTGAGCCGTGTTGAATTTAACGAGGAACTCGTAATATGTCGTGGCAGCTACGGTGGCAACGCCAGTCGCAGTATCAGGCACAACGTCAACAACACGTACGGGAAGCGTAAGAGTAGTGTTGGCGGAAGAACCGTCAATACCATAATACGAGTCACCTGTGGTGGTGGAACCCACGTTAGCAACCAAAGCCACGTTAGAACCAACAATCGCACGGCTATAAGCTGTAGGAGTGGTGGAAGCAGCGACTGTAGCGCAGACACGGAACACAGCACTAGGATCATCCACAACAAAGGCCATAGCCATAGCTGTTGAAGTTGAAACTGCGGCTGGGTACGCTTGTGAATACGTAGGTTGACTCAACGAGTTGATGTAAGAACATCCAACTAACACACCAACAATATTACCTGAGTCAGTGGTATTAGCGGCAACAATGTAGCCACTAGTGTTCACTTGGACGGTATCACCGTTCAGGATTGCTGTTGCATAAGCAGGCGCGATTGGGATTTGACGGATCGCTCCGGCGTAGGGTAAACCGTCCAGTCGATTGACCGGCTTGAAACCATACGTCTTGTCAATGGTAGGATATGCCATCTATAGACTCCTTATTTAGTACCAGAACCAAAACCTGTTCCGCGACTTGATGTTGACTTGCGGTCAGCAAACAAGGGCATCCGAGGGTCGTTATTTCGCATGAAATGATTGTCAACTGAATCCATCTGGTTTTGGGATTGGTTGGCATAGTACTCAGCGCGGGCTTGGACGCGTTCTTTGGGAGCCTTGCAAAGCATCAGCCCACCAATTTCCACGTTGCCGTTTGCGTTGTTGCCAAACAAAGCCAATTCTGGATGATCCACTGCTTTCACCGGCTCATAACCATCGCGCATCTGTAAAGACACGTTGTTGGCTAATGGCTGACCTAGCACATGTGTCGCTACCCAGCGAAACATGTAATCTGGATCAGGTGTCGGATCGGGCAGGTTGCTCGGCGGTACATATACCGTACGAGCAGATTTATCGCGTGACTTAGTGTCACGATTTGAGCGGTCAATAGTTTCAGCCATTTTAATTCTCCAACTTTGCTACTTGAGCAGCATATTGCTGCGGGGTTAAACCAAATTTTTTCGCCAACGCTACTTGCGTTTGAGTTAGCTTAATTTTTCCTGCGCTCGTAGAACGAGATACAGAGGCAACCACTGTCGTAGGTCGTTTTTGAACCTCACCAGACCTTGGCTTGTCATTTGCTTGACCGAATAAATCCGGAAAAGTTGACTTCATGCGACCATCAATTTGGTCGAAATATTCAGCAGAGCGGGGATCCACTCCGTTTGTGACTAGTTTTTGGTGCAGCCCTAGTGCGTAGCTGGTGTATTCTTCAAACCCTTGTTGCCCGAACCACTGGTTTTTTGCCTGCCAGCGCAGAGTTTTTTCGTCGGGCTCAACCTTGGAGGGTTGGGCTTGTTGTGTTTGTACCTCAAAATTATCTTCCTGTAAAGGGGCAGGTCGATAATTTTTTACTTGTTCTGCACGAATTTTTGCATCCATTACTTCTTCTTGAGCGGCAATGATGGCATCCGTGTCAAACGATTCTTGTGCAACTTTCAGTTTAGCGCGGGCATCCTTTAGCTCAGATTCAGCTTTGCCCTTAGCACCTTCAATGATGGCTTCTTGTCCTGTGTAGACGTTTTGCTTGAGGCGTTTGTTTTCCTCAATTAACTGCTGTGCAAGACGCTCAAGCTCTTGCTTCTCACGCATTGTGGCTTCTTTGACACGGCGCTCGTCGTGACGGGCGTGGGTCAACTCTTTAATGCGCCCTTTGACTTTGTCAGAATAGGACTCGATTTCTTCCTCGGTCGGATCAAGCACTTCGCGGTCTAGGGGTTTGCGGCCTCTGTCACGCTCGGGTGTGTCGTCTTCGATTTCAATCTCTATTTCGCCTTCGCCTTCTATTTCAAACTCAACTTTATCTGTCATTTTGTCCTCGACTTCGTCGGGGAACTTGTACGATTCAGCCATATTCTTCCTTTCAAGCGCGGGTCAGGCCGCGAGGGTCTTGCACAACAGCATCAACTTGGTCGTCGTTGATGAGACGGAACTCTTTGCCAAAGATTTTGAATCTTGTGCCGGAGTAAGTACGTACTAACACAAAGTCACCTTCTTTACACCATGCTCCGTTAGGAAACTTGGTGGTGTCGTTGTACGCATCGGGGCCAACTTTCAGAACAAACAACACAGTGGTTGCTGTTTCTTCTTGGCGCATGCTCTCAATAGGCCGGACTAAGTCCAGACTTGTACCATCCACTCGTTCAGAGATGTCGGGTACCGCGCAAAGAATCTTCCAACCTGTAGGCAGGGGAAGTTGCGTGGCCTTTAACTCGTCGTTAGCTTCGGCTTCAGGGGCATCCAAAGGTTGGATGGGTTCAGGCAGTGCAAAAGCACCGGGGGAGAGATCAAGATCACTCATTAGATTCTTCAACTTTCTGTGCAAGGTCAAGTAGATAACGCTCTGCAAGGGCTAGACCCTGAATAATCCCGCAGAGTTTTTGGTACTCTTCAAAAGTACGGCATGAACCACCCGCCAAGTCATCGGCATAGTTGTTCATGTCAGTGCGTATTTTTTCACGTAAAACGCGTACGAAGTCTTGAATCATTTTCCAGAACCTTGGTTCCTGCTATTTTGGAGCGCAGCAGTACGCGCTTGTAAATCCATCTGGGCTTTACTCTTTGCGATGTCGGAGCCCATCTGGACGCCGGCACGTTCTTGTTCGAACTGGGTCTTAGCTTGGGACTCTTTGATTTGTGCACCCACTTTGAGGGCGTCGAGTTCCAAGCGACCGCTGACTTCCTGTTCTCTTAACTGCTGTGCGTCTGCTTGAGCCGCGGCATCCATCATGATCTTCTGTTTCTTCAGTTCTAGCTCTTGGCCTTTAAGCTGGAGTTCCTGCATCTGCATCTGCATGACGGGGTCTTGTGCTTGCTGCTGTGCTTGCATCTGAGCCGCCTGTGCTTGGTTCTGCATAAGAACCTGCTGAGCCGCTTGAGCCATCATGCCGGACAACGCAATCTCGATCTGCGGTGGCAATTTCTCGTCTTCGGGAGGCAGGGGCATACCCAACTGCTGCTCAATCTGCTGGCGCATTTTGTAGCCAACGTGCTCTGAAATGTGAGCCGTGATCGCCCCCATGATCTTAGCGGCTTGTGGGTTTTGACCAATGAATTGCTGAATCATCGGGTCTTGGAGCAACATCATGTGTACTTGGATGTGCGCGGCGTGATCTTGGTGCAAGAACGCTTTGAGCGGTGTACCTTTAAGTGCATTTTGGTTTTCCTGCACGGGATCGATTGGCTTCTGATCGTCCTCAATTGGCACAAGTTTTTCAGCGTTCTTGATACCCAAGACGTTCAACATACCGCGGTGTAACTCTGGCAAGTTGTAAATGTCTGGAGCCATCTGCGCCATCTGGATCACAGCTTGATACTGGATCACGCGCTGGCTCATGGTGGCCGCATTGGGGTCAGACACGGGGATGATGTCTACCAAATCATAGTCAGACTTCTTAGCTTTACGTGAGCCGTATTCAGGTGTGTATGTGTAATCTGGGTCGGTGTAGTCGCGGATGATGTTCTTCAAAAGTTTTAACTCTTGCTTCAGCGCAAAGTGCACACGAGCCTGCACCGCAGTCATTACCTTTAACTGACGCTCCAGCAACGCCAGCGTTGTACCAACGGGAGCCTGCGCAGACATGTCAGACACCTTCATGTCAGCAGTTGCGGCAAAACGCCTGCCTTCATCCACGATGGTCTGCATCAAGTTAAACAGCGTCTGGCTTGGCTCCTTGTACGGCAGGGGCAGGATGTTGTCGCGGATCGTGCCCGAACCTACGTCTACGTCACGGAACTCTCCGGGTGCGATTGGGGTGTCGTCTCCTTTGATTCGCAGGCCCCGTGTCTTAAGTCCACCGGGCAAGTTGCTGAGTGTTCCTGCATCGACAAGTTGTCGCATGAGGGATGTAGCGGATTTAGCAAAGCCTCCGATAAGGTGGAAAAGCCCGAAGCCGTAAGCTCCAAAACCCGGAATATATTGGTAGTGAACAAAGTGCTGGCGCTTGAGTCGGAGGTCATCTTCTTCCTTCCAGTTGCGGCGGATTGACAAGATGTCGTTTGTACCTTTAATCAACGTGACAACGTACGGCAGCATGATGCCGGTCTCTTCGTCATCAACCATGTCTTCGTAGCCTTCAAGGTTCAAGTCCACGTGGCACTCATACAGGGTGTAGCGGTCGTCATTCAAATCGCTAAAGCCAGTCTCTTTGTCCTTGGCTTTCTGAATGTCTGTCAACTCTTTGGGGGCGTCAGTCAGCTCAATGTCAATGTAAAAGCCCGCTTGCTGAAGCTTGAGAATCTCGTTCTTGGTCTTGCGCATGACGTGCGTGATGCGGTAGCAAGTATCCAAATCTGTTGTGCCATACGGCAGATACATATCTTCCGCAGGAATAAACATCGACACTTGACGTCCCAAATTGGGATCGTAGTACACCTTCTTGAAAGCTGAGCCTGTGGCCGGCAGTGACCAGAGCATGCGCTCGTGTTCAGCGCGGTATTCTGTCATGACTTCCGTCAACTCGTGGTTCATGTCCTCTTCAATGTTGGCCGCGATCTCTTTCATCTCTGGCGTGTCTTTACCCAGAATCTTAGAACGCACAGGGCCGGAAGCAGGGAACGTCTCAGTAATCGTCTCAGCTTGGAAGCGCACAACGGCTTCGGTAATCATGGGGTGGAACACACCGCATGCGCCGTTCCAAGGTTCTGTGCGTTCTTCAATCTGCAAGCCCAAAAGCTTCAAACCATCAACGTACGTCTTCTCCCAATCCTTGCGGCCATTCTTGTCATTGTCAATGTCAGACACCAACTCACTGGCCAGCGACTGCAAGGCACCGCTACTTATGTACTCGGCCAAGTTATCGTCAAAGCCTTCTTCATCGTCACCCTCTCCGGGCTTGAGGGTAATCTCCATCCCGTCCATGCCGATGGTGACTTCTTCGGGATCAACGATCTCGATCTCAAGGGGGGATTCTTGCTCGCCCAGCGCGTCAATGCCCATAGGTTGTTGGTACAGCGCTTTGTCGATGTTGGTAGCCATGTCAGAATTTCTTTCTCAAAGTTGCACGGTTTGTGCTGGGGTCGTATTTAAAGGCCGACGGTTTCTTACCTGTGCGTTGGCTTGCTCTGTCAAGAGCGCGTTCTTCAGCCGTCATAGCATCGCGCTTTTTACCGGCGTCTGTCAAATTTCCCTGCGCGTCTACATGCCCACGCTGGCGCAGCACATCCAAAGCTCCTTCACGCGAACCCATCTGCGCGGCCAATCGGTCGATCAGTTGGTTCTTACCCATGAACTTTTGTGTTGTCATCAATAGTATTCGTATCTTCTGCGGCGAAAAAGCTCAAGCTCATCTTTCTCATCCGTGTCCAAACTGATAAAGCCGCCTTGCCTAAAGCGTAGCAGCGCCTGTGTTGTTGTATCCACGTAGTCGTCGTGCTCCCCAACAGGGAACGCGGCCATCTCTTCAATCACTTCCCGTGCCCAGCGTGTGTCGGGTGCCCAGACTTTACCACTGCTGAATAAATCCGCAACTGCGTTCACCCGCACCATCTTGTCGTTGCCCCTTGACGGACTGAACTCTTGGACTGGGATCCCTAACGCCCTGAGTTCTTGGATCAGTGGTGCGCCAGCCGCCTTTTTCTCCACAATGAACGCGTCAGGCTCCCATTCTTTATACTGTTTGAGCGCAACGACCTTGAGTTCTGGAAAAGCCATCCGGTCTTTAAGAGCGTCGAGCAAGATAACTTGAGGCGTGTCATTTTCTTCCTCGTTGTAGAAGATTCCCCACGTTGTGCAGGCTGAATAGTCCGAGTTGTTCTTGGTTTCAAAGGCCGTATCCCAAGACTGAATGATATATTCGCACTTCGGCGGGTCATCGTGCTCCCAAATACGCCACATCTTACGGCTGACGATGGCAGAGTTCTCAGAAGTTGGTTGCTGCATGTACTGCGCGTTCCAATACCGTGGGTCAATCGACGCTTTTGTTGATTTCAACGCTTCAAGCGACCACTGCTCTGGCCAAAGAGACTTCTCGTCGTCTTCGTTCTCGTTCAGAATGGCCGGTAACTCCACGATCTCCCATGGAATAGCCTCTGGGTTCTTGGTCTGGTAGTCAATCAGGCGCCCAGTCAGGTCTAGGAGCGACCAACGGGTCATCACAATGATAATCCCCCCGCCCGGCATCAGACGTTGCAAGGGGCCTGTCTGGAACCAAGACCATGCCGTATCAAACGCAAGTCTACTGTTGGACTTTACGTCTTGCTCAGAATGAGGGTCGTCAATAACAAATAAATCGGCGCCACGACCAGCCAGTGCTCCACCGACACCAGCAGCATAGTACTGACCCCCAGCGCTAGTAGACCATTTGCCAGCAGCCTTTTGGTCGTCTGCAACAAGAGTTTGAGGAAAGACATCACGGTACTCCTCCGAATCAATCAAGTTACGTATGCGCCTACCAAAGTCTTCAGACAGACCCGCAGTGTGCGTGCCCATGATGATCTTCTTCTCAGGATATTTACCTAGAAAGTACGCAGGAAACAAGTAAGATGAGAACTCAGACTTACCCATACGAGGCGCAATGTTGATAATCACGCGCTTCTTGCGTCCCTCGACCACGTCCGTAAAGATTTTAGCTAGCTTCTTGTGATGGGGGCCAATCTTAAAGCCGGGGTACACGGCCGTAGCGAACCCAAGCATGTTTGTTTTGGCCGCCTGTAGTTTGGCGCGGGACTCACGAAGCTCCAAGTCGTCAAACAACTCCATCTTTTCCTGTACGTTCATGTAAGGCAAAGCTTTGGCCATGGCTTCTAGCTCAAGCTTACTTAAGGTGGTGAAGTTCTCAGGCTTCATCTTTATCTTCTGTTACATCAACTACGTCGATCACACCCATGAACCTGTTGAGCTTTTCTTTAATACGCATCTCTAGCTCTGTGTCAGACATCTGGGTCTTCTTGACCTCAACCCGTTCGGTAAACAGTGCCACTTCTGTGACTTTGCCTAGCATGTCTAGCGCTTTAAGCCTGACGCGTGCGTCTGGGTGTTCAACTTCTTTTAGGATCTGAGCGACTGCGTAACCCCTGAGTTCCTTGGCCTGCTCAACAAAAGCCCAATCGTAGGCAGTCAGCATCCCAACTAAATGCTGCACTGCAGCAGGCGTCTTTAAATTAGCTAGTGCTTGTTGTGTATTCCCAACAGGCTGGCCTGTCACGAGAGAAGCAAAAGATTTACGGGCTGATTCTTGCTCTGCCTTAGACTCAATCTCTTCATCTTCCAACTCTAGGTTCTTCAACCATTCAGCGGTCTTGACTTTGGCGTCGATGGTCGTGGTTGGATCTGCCTTTTCAAAAGACAGCACTGCAGCAGTGGCGTCTACCACCTCTGGATGAAACTCGCCGTTAATCAGATGTTCAAGCATTGCGTAGGGTTAGTGCTGGCGTCGCACTTGTTGCCTCGTTGCAGTTAGTGTACACTTATTTCCGGTGATGGCGCAAGTCATTGCTTCTCCTTGATGGTTTCAGTTGCCATCTTCAGCCCCGGACATAAGCACCCGGGGCTTTTTTTATATGGTATTGTCCAACGTTTGACATGGTACCTTGGAAATTTTTTATAATTTTTGGGGGGTGGGGTGTTTGGGTCTTGTTTTTTGAAAAATGTGATTTGCGGGTGTGGAACAGTGTTCATGCGCGCGGTGGGACTCCGACTATACAGCTGGGGGTGGGGGATGGGTGGGGTTTAGGGATAGCCAAAATGACCTTTGCCAAACCCCCCATATGGATACTGAAAGTGTTGATTAGCAATAGTGCTGAGCAACAACGGGGAAAGGTTTCCCCATTCAATCCACTTAGGAGATAGTCATGTCAGTTAAAACAAATGTAGCTCTGTTCTGCAAAGCAGGTGTAACCAAAGCCGAAGCCATCGATGCGCTCAAGCGTGACCCGAGCCTCAAGCGCAAAGCCAAGGACACATTGCGTGTGTTGCTGTTGCCGTTCGTGGCAGAGTTCTGGAAGAAGGATGGCGGCTCGTTGCTCAAGGATGGCGAGGGCAAAGCCAAGGGCACACAGGTCTTGGATAGTAGCCACAAGAACTATGAGAACGCTAAGCGTGATCTGTACGATATCGTCAAGGCGATATCAAGCGGATCAAGTGGCAAGAAGGAAGCCATCGAGATACCTGCCGAGTTAATTGCCGCCGCCGAGAAGCTAGCTAAGCTATCCAAGAAGTATGAGCAATCTCGCAGTCTTGCTAACAAAGCTGTGGCTGAAGCGTTTGCTCAATAATCACAATGGGGAAAAGTTTCCCCGTTCTTCCATGGCGGTGCAAGCATGAGGCTTGCCCGCTGTTTCATTTCTTGTCCAATCCAAACTCGGGAGTCAATAATCATGTTCACAATTATCGTTCGCAACAACGGCATCACCCACGAATACAAAACCGAATCACAAAGCGATGCTCGTGTTTTGTTCCACGCCTTGACTGTAACCTTCCTCCATGTAGAAGCGTGGCTTGGCTCAGAGCTAGTTCAAGAATACAAGAACTGCTAATCCGCAGGGATTTCTACAAGCATAGCGTGCTGTGCTTGTGGGGCTATCCTGCCCAATACGATCAAGGAGATCACCATGTACCAACTATTCAACCAATACCGCACCAAAGAAGTAGGCATCGTGCAAATCGGCGCTCGTGAGTATCACTTGCAATACCACTACCCCAATGGCGGTAGCAACTACGTTGTCTACGTCTTCAGCACGAACCTAGCGGAACGTGGGCGTGTGTTCAGCACCGATGAAGCAGCACTCGAATGGATAGGCAAACAACCCACACAACTGCCCCTGTTCTCTTGAATGGGGAAAGGTTTCCCCATCACTATGATTATTGACGTCAATAATCTTGTTTTTTCACGATATCCATGTGTATTGCGTACTGGACGATCAGGTAGACACCTCGCAAGCCGCATGAATGCTAGCGTGGCTCAAAAAAGTGTCATCTTATCTATCTTTTTAATATATATATATATATATAGAAGTATATTTATGGGGGGTAGCTCTTTTTCTTTTGCTTGGACTTCTTTTAAAAGACAAGCCCAAGTGCTCTCCCCAAAAAAGGTAGATAGCTTGCCACATTTATCAAGCAAGCCAGTATTCATGCGGTCTAGCGGGTGTCTACCGAATTGTCCGCTACTATATACACAGGACAGATTCGGGGTAAAATGTCCACTTGTACTTTGAAAGGATCAATAATCATGTACGAAACATACCTCAACCTCACGCCAAACGAGCTTCATCAAAGATTATTGAAGCGCAACCGACACCCATCCGAGATCACGCAGATCAAAGACACAGTCGCTCAGATGAAGGAAAAGATGCGTGTCGACAAGATCACACGCCATCAGCGCAAGCTTGCATGGGACAACGTACTCAAACCGCTACGCTACGAACTCAACAGTGCCAAGGTTGGGCGTGCCTACGATCTCGATGATGAAGATCGTGTTGAGGTGTTCGATGCGTACATCGCTGTGATGGAGAAGCTATTAAACCGCTTTGCACACCCATCAAGATTATTGGAGCAAACGCCCATGCAACTGGGCAAGGACAAGAACTTACCTAACGATGGTGAGCATTGGACTGACTGGATACCGCACCGAATCAAGACGCCCATAGCCGAGGCGTTCTACGCCCTACCGCATAAGGCGAAGGCTAAGCGCAAACTACCCTTCCAACGCACGATGCTGCTCGATCAGCACGCCAAGGCAAAGCTAAGATTATTGAAGTCTACAAACAAAGAACTAGA